GGGTATCCCATTCCTTATCTGAAATAGCTACAGTTCTTGTGAAATTATTGTTCTGTAATCCTGCAATTGTGTAGTTTTCAATTGATTGGTGGTCAACTTCTTCAACAGTAGTGGCTAAACCATTACGATCAAGCATTTTGTCAAAATATTTAACTCTAACGCCACCACCAACAAATCTAGTACCTAAAGAAGATCCTGTTCCATATTGTGAACTGGTGTAAGGACATCCTATAGGATAGTAAACCTGTGTGTTGGTGAAAGAGTCTAGGGGCGTTGTTTTTGTTCCAACGGATGTTGCTGTAGTAACAGAGCAACATATTGCGTCATTAGCATTAGTGGGCTTAAATAACACAAAACCTTGTCCAGTTGTACTTAACTGCATTATTCCTTTTACAAAATAACACGTTTTAGATGATTTAATTGGATCACCAAAAGGAAGACAAGCCTCCTCTGTAACATTGAAAGGATCGTACAATACCTTTGCATAGTTAGCGGCAGCGGGATGAATTGTTTGCACCAAAACTTCCTTGCCTTTTGTTGTTGTCACCTTTTTAGGTAACGGAACCTGCGCTTTACCAGCAGGTGTTGAGCCTGTTTTCTTTTTTGGCTTGCTATTCATAGCAGCCTTGGGAGCACTCAGTTGGGCAGCCATATCGAAACAAACTACTTTTTCTACCTTCCTCCTCCAATACCGATTCAAAAAACGTAAAATCAGTCAAAGTAGTTTCATGACCATTGTAAAAAGCTTTAATTATTTCATCTGTAAGGGTTCCATACAATTTAAAACTTTTTAGTTCAGGCGATAGATTCGATAGTTCAAGGCTTTCCAGCAGGAATGAATAAGCTCTTAAAAATAAATTTTTATGTTCGGTGGCGTAAGCCATTAAAGTCAAGACAAAACATTTGTTAACATATGATTCCAAAGTATCAGTTTTGTCATTAGTATGTATAAATGAATGTGCAATTCGAATAGGGTCATAATACGGATAGTAAATTCCCTCTATTAGGTGAAAACGAAATCCAAGAAACTCCATTTGTTCAATTGGAAAATTGTATCCTCCTTTTAAAAATTTAAGTTTCATTCCCATTCGCTGAAAATAGAGATCAAGGAACCCTGATCCGGTTCCAAGACCATGCAAAACATGATCAAAC